TTCTGCTGGTGTTTTTTCATTGTATTTTTGTATTGGAGTGTTTAGCCAGACAGTTGCTTCGTATATAGTATACTTTTTTGCAATAGCGGTCATAATATCGTATTTAGTAATCGAGCCTCCCATCGACACCTCAATATTGTCGTTGTCTTTTTTGACCGATCTTTTTTTTGGCTTTTTGCTCACTGACATATTTACACTAATTATTATATTTTACGAAAAAAGAAAAAGAAATTCAATAAATGCTGTGTATAATATTGAAGTATTATGCCAAGAAAAACAAAGGTAGAAATACCTCAATTAAAATTAACGTTTAAGGTAAATAACTTAAGGCTTACAGAAAAGCAAAAAGTATTTCTAGCGCTAGCTCTTCAAGAGGACACTAATATCATGTTCGTGAGCGGGCCAGCTGGATCGACAAAGACATACATGGCAGTTTATTCTGCGCTAAGACATTTGAGCGCAAATGACGACCTTGATATGTTTTATGTTCGTACTGTAATTGAAAGTGGAGAAAAAGGACTGGGCGCACTTCCGGGAAGTATAGAGGAAAAGATTTGTCCATATATGGCCCCTTTGGAAGACAAGCTCATGGAAATGCTTCCTCCAAATCAGACGACTCGTCGCGATCTTGTGGATAGCGGACGAATTCAAGCGATGCCTATTAATTATTTAAGGGGCGCTAGCTGGAAAGACAAGATCGTTGTGGCTGATGAAGCGCAAAATTTTACATTCAAAGAATTGACTACTTTAATCACTAGACTTGGCGAAAATAGCAAATTATTTATTTGCGGCGATTTCATGCAAAGTGATATAAATGGCAAGAGTGGATACGCCGAAATGTTTAATTTATTCAAAGACAAAGAGAGTCAAGAGAATGGAATTCATTGTTTTAGTTACAATAAAGATGATATTTTGCGTAGCGAATTGCAAAAATACATCATAGGCAAATTAGAAAAAAAATATGAAAAATAGTGTAATACATCAATGATGTATGATTATACTCCTATTGTAGCCGCTATAATAACAGGCCTAGCAACGCTTGCTAGTGTTCTTGTGGGGCAAAGACTCATGAGGCGTAAAGAAAAGGACTGTATCGTTCGAGAAACAGCCCAAAACGCAAATGTATATGCCGCTTTACAATACATCATGGAAGAAATGAAGGCTGATAGATGTTATATTATGGAATTTCATAATGGAGACCTTTATTTTTCAGGAAGGGGTCAGCAAAAATTTAGCTGTACTCATGAAGTTGTAGAAGAGGGCGTTAGCGCTGAATGCGAGTTTTCTCAAAACCATAGAGTGTCAAATTATCATCATTATATTCATGAAATGATAAATCAAGGAAGCTATTTCTTTAAAGATGTTGAAGATGTAAGCGATAGAACTTTTTATCAAATGATACATAAAAAAGGAATACAAAGCATATATAACGTACCGATCAAAACTTTAAATGGTAAAATAGTTGGAATACTTGGTGTTGATTATGTTAAAAATAAAATGCCGGAAATAGAAGGTATAGATAATACTCATTCATTCATGAAAAGGCAAGCTAGAACCATATCTGGATATTTATTGTAATCAATAGAATTATTCAGTGCATAAATATATTATATATATATGATAACCGAGTTTTGTATGCATTGCGGGGCCAAGTTTCAATATTCATTGAAAAAGCCTAATTTTTGTTCTTCCTGCGGATCCTCATTGGGGGAAAAGTCGGAAGCAAGTGTTCCTGAAGTCATTCAAGAAAAAGAAGAAATAGAAAATAACGGGCTACCTAATTTAACTAAATTAGAGTACTCAATTAATAGAAGCAGCTATCGTCAAACATTTGGGGATTTGGTATCGGAAGCTTCTCAAAGTCAATCTTCCGAATATGAAAAAATGCCTAGTAGGCCAAAACCTGAATATGACCCAAATGAAGATATGATTCAGTCCACCATGCAACAGTGTCGCTCAAAACGAGAACCTGAAGATATTGGTGGGCAAGAAAACTAAAGTTACATACGAAAAATCCTATTGCATTATAGAAGAAGAGCTCAATAAAAGACGAGGAAAATGGTTTTTGACTTCCTTGGCTTGGATTGACTTTGATGATGTAAAGCAAATTATTTCAGCCCACATTTACAAGAAGTGGGATCAATGGGATCAGAATAGGCCGCTGAGACCTTGGTTGAATCGTATTATTTCGAATCAGCTAAAAAATATTCTGCGTAATTATTATAGTAATTATGCTAAACCCTGTTTGAATTGTCCCTTTAATCAAAGTGGAATTACAGAGGAAAATGAAGCGGGGCTTTGTGGATTTACCGAAAGCAAAATGCAATGCAATGAATGTCCATTATACGAAAAATGGGAAAAAACGAAAAAATCCGCTTATGATATAAAAATGGCGGTTACAATTGAAAATCATGCTCATGAAATAAAATGCAGTTCTGGTACTTCTTTTGAGATGGAAGATGCTCAAAAAAGACTCCATGAAGAAATGAGAAAAATATTGAGCGAAAAAAACTTTCAAATATATACAATGCTTTTTGTAAAAAACATGACCGACGAACAAGTAGCTGAGAAACTAGGTTACAAAACAACAGAGACTGGTCGAAAAGCGGGTTATAAACAAATAAAAAATCTAAAAAAACAATTCAAAGCAAAAGCAGAAAAAATTCTCAAAACAAAGGATATTTTTTATGGAAAAGATTGAATTAACCGAAGAACAAAAAGAATTTATAGACAAAAACTATAAAAAGATCTCAAACCTTAATGAATTGACCTGTACTGTTTTTATGGGTGAAGATTTGGATGGTCGAACAAAAGAAGGCCGAGCTGTTCGAGCCTACATGGCTAAAAAAGATTATAAATACAATACGACCAGAAAAGCAAAAGTTCCGCCGGTTAATTTGACTCAATCACATAAAGAATTTATTCTTGCTCAAGCCGACGGAACAATGAAAGCTTTTGACATTGCCAAGCTTTTGTTTCCAGAAAAAGAACTTACTCCTTTGAGTCAAGAAACTCGTGCAATTACCGATTTCCTCAAGAATCACAAACCCGAAAGTCTTAACCCGAAAGATTCGGCGGTTGGAGAAAAATACAAACCTACTGATTCATTTAGTAAAATAGTTGAACTTGTAAACAAAGTCACAAATCAAAACCTAGAAGAAGATAGAATGCAAATGACAATCAAAAAGGGTCTAGAAGCATTAATTAGATTTCTTAAATCTCCTAGATTGATACAAACAATAGGAAATTATACTGACAAAGAAGACCGTGAACTTTTTGAAGCCGAATTCATTAGAGCAACGTGGGATAAGCCCGATTTAACATCTGATGAACTCAATCTTTATATTAACGTATGTATTGATTATATTAATTTAAAAAACATACAAAAAGCAGTTGATAAACTTAATCATATGTTTGAACAGTGCGAAGACCAACAAGACATGACTGTTAGGCTTGCTGAACTTCTAAAAACAAAAAGTGAAGAATACAATCAATGTGAAAAACGAATGGAGAGCTTGATTACTCGACTAAATGGTGATCGAGCAAAGCGCGTTCAAAATAAACAAAGCGCAAATGCGTCAATATTAAATTTAGTACAATTATTCCAAGAAGAAGAAGAAAGAAAAGTAATGATAAAAATCGCAGAGATGCAAAAAGCCATGGTCTTGGAAGAAGCCGGTAATTTTGAATCAATGCCTGATTGGAAAGCTCGAGTTCTAGGCTTAAGAAAAAATGACATCGCCTGATAAGATCATTTGTGCAGAATGCGGCAAAGAGTTTAAATCTGATTCCGCTTTACATAAACATATAAAAATGCATAATTTAACCGTACCTGAATATTATACTAAACATTACCCGAGAAGGAACGCATTGACCCAAGAATTGCTACCCTTCAAGAATAAGTTTGATTATTTTAACAAAGACTTCTCTACAAGAGCGCAAATGATAAAATGGTGCAATCAATCCAATGAGAAAGAACTAGTAAAAGAATATATACTAAAACAATTAAGATTAAGAGTAGAAAAACATAAATTAAAATATGCACCTAACCATTTAGAAATAGAAATCAATAAATTACCGCCTATAGATGTATATAAAGATAATTTTGGCGGTTATGGACAAGCCTGTAAAGCGCTTGGCCTTGAACCAATATATAATAAAGGAATAAATAAAAACCTTCTTAAAGAAGATCCTAATGTCAAAGAAATAGAAATACACATTGACACCCGCGAACAAAAGCCTCTCTTTTTTAAAAACTC